GAGGCTCAAGACGAGAAGGTTCATGAGGCTCGCTCACGTCTCGCTCGCGAAGCTCGCGTTCAAACAGAGGCCAAGAAGAAGGCAAAGCAAGCAAAGCAAGAGCAACAAAAGGCAAAGCAGAAGTCGCAAGCCAAGCAGCTTGAGGCTCAACAACAAGCCAAGAAGGGCCAAAAAGGCAAGGCAGTACAAGCCAAGCAAGAAGCCCAAAAGCAAGCAAAGAAGGCCAAGCAATTGGGCGAAGCCTATGCTTATTACGCAAATATTTTCAACGAGTCAGTGCGACGCACTGCCAAGTTGCAATCGGTTCTTGCAGAGAGCCGCAAGGTGGCTAGCCAAAATGGCGCCGCAACAAGGTCAACGGAAGAGACCTCAACACTCCGTAAGAAGTTGGCGGAAACGAATCTGTTCAACACGAAACTACTCTATTGCAACAAGCTTCTTCAGAATGAGTCGCTCACAAAGCGCCAAAAGGCGGACATCATTGAGCGTCTCGACGAGGCAAAGAGCGAGAGAGAAGTCAAGCTTGTTTACGAAAGCCTTGTAAAGACACTCGGCGCTGCTCCTTCGAGATCTCTCTCGGAAGGAACACAAAGAGTCCTTGGTTCTTCGTCACAAGCAACACGCTCGGCATCGACTGTCATTAGCGAAGGCTACGAGGCAGATCGCTGGGCGAAGCTCGCAGGTCTTAAGTGATTCGTTTTTAACAACAGTATTTTAGGAGAAACACATGAAGCAATTTACACTACAACACCTCGCGCAAGGCATCAAAGAAAAGCACGTCGGTGCCGAGCGCGCTCGTTTGACTGAGAAGTGGAGCCGCACAGGCCTCCTCCGTGGCCTCGACGGCCAGAAGCGTGAGCTTATGTCTCAGCTTCTCGAGAACCAAGCAGCACAAGTCCTCAAGGAGAGCAACGCTCTCTCGACCGGCGGTGGTAACCTCGTTGGTTCTGGACAAATCCAAGGCTTCTCTAACATCGCATTCCCAATCGTTCGCCGCGTGTTCGGTGGCCTCGTTGCCAACGAGCTCGTTTCGATCCAACCAATGAGCCTCCCATCGGGACTCATCTTCTATCTTGATTATACCTACGGCTCTGATGTCGGCAAGCCAGCAGGACAATCTGGTGAAGTTTATTCCCGTGGCCAATCGATCTACAACAACCCAGCTGGTAAGGGCGTCCGTTCCGGATCTCTTGCAACAGGTGGTATGTACGATCTCGTTGGTACAGGTTACTCCCGCGTCACCGGCTCGATGACAGCTCTCAACTTCGCTGCAGGAACAGTCTACTCTGGTTCTTATAAGGGCGCCTCTGCTCTTACCTGGACAGACGGTGGCATCGTTGCTTCGGCAGCTGACTTCTCGGGTTCCAACGCACGTTGGCTCGACTTCGACTCGCAAGTTGAAACAGCTCTCAGCAACAACGACCTCGACTTGTTCTTCGTCTACGTTCCAACATCTGCAATCACAGCAGTGATTCCAGGCGCAGACCTCCTCGCAGTCGACCAAATCGCAATGTTCAGCGGTTACGGCGCCAATGCAACGGCATGGGGCGAGACATACCAAGGTGGAGACGGCGTCCTCAACCTTCGCCGCCTCAACAAGCGTGGTAACTTCAGCACCGGTGCAGGCTTCGTGCCAGACGCATTGAATGGTACACACATTCAAATGGTCCTCAAGGGTGCAAACGGTCTCTCCGCTTTGACAGCAGGATCCGGCGCGCTCTCTTGCGCAGTTTCGACGAGCCTCTCTGTCGACAGCAGCTCGGGTGCAACAGTCACGGTGCCATCTTTCGAATCTGACTTCGGTGCAACACCAGCTCCAGTCATTCCAGAGATCGACATCAAGATCGAGTCAATCGCGATCACTGCAGAGACCCGCAAGCTCCGTGCCAAGTGGTCTCCAGAGCTCGCACAAGACCTCAATGCATACCACTCGATGGATGCCGAGGTCGAGCTCACCTCGATTCTCTCCGAGCAAATTGCTCTCGAAATCGACCGCGAGATCCTCAACGACCTCGTGACAGCTGCTAACGGCGCCAACTACTACTGGTCGCGCGCTCCAGGCAAGTTCGTCAACAAGGCAACAGGCGCACCTGTCACCCTCGCATCGTCCCTCTCCATCGGCCCAGCCTTCACCGGTACGGTCCGTGAATGGTACGAGACCCTCATCGAGACAATCATCGATGTCGCCAACACCATCCATCGTAAGACCCTCCGCGGCTCTGCAAACTTCCTCGTTTGCGGTCCAGACGTTGCAACGATCCTCGAGGCTTCTGTGCTCTATAAGCCAAAGTTCTCCATGGACGGCGAAGGACAAGTTGGTTCGCCATTCACCATCGGTGCAGAGGCGATCGGTACACTCAGCAACCGCTTCACAGTCTACAAGGATCCTTACTTCGTTCGTAACAAGATCCTCGTCGGCTACAAGGGCGGCAGCTACCTCGAGACAGGCTACGTCTACGCACCATACGTTCCACTCATCGTGACACCAACAATCTTCGCACCAGAAGACTTCACACCACGTAAGGGCGTGATGACTCGCTACGGCAAGAAGATGGTTCGCTCCGACTTCTACGGAACCGTCACATGTCTCGACATGAATATCATATGACATGAACGTCATCTGAGTTCATAGCCTGAACATCAGCTGAATAGTTCTCTGAGAAGGCTCCTTAACGGGAGCCTTCTTAGTTTCTAGAATGTGATTTACACAATTAGTTTTATTAATATAAGAAAACCATGGTGGTAAAATTACCGATTTTATCTAGAGCCTGTGGCGACTGCACAAAGTGTTGCGAAGGATGGCTCGAGGGTATCGTGCATGGCTATAAAATGTTTCGAGGCTGTAGCTGTCATTTTTTAGAAAAGACGTGTAGCATATACGAATCCAGACCAGAGAATCCATGCAAGAGTTACAATTGTGCTTGGCTATCCGAGGACGTCATTCCAAGTTGGTTAAAACCGAATTTGTCGAATACGATAATAACGAAAAGATCAACTCGGATTCCTACCGAGGAAGGAATGAAAACGATAACGTATTACGACGTTATAGAAGCGGGAAGCAAGCTAGACTCATCGGTCCTTAATTGGTTATTGCATTGGGCGATAGACAACAAACTAAATGTTGCGTACGAATTAGAAGGTAAGGTTCACGTCGTCGGAGACGAAGACTTTAAAGGGTTGTTGAATCGATGAAGAGTCGAAGAAAACACGGACAGCCTAAACTTAACAAAGATCGATGCGAGATATGCGCGTTCGACGCCCCAGCAGCCCTAAACATTCACCACATAATTCCAAGGTGTGATCCAAGGTGCACTAATGACAACAATAATTTAGCCATCGTTTGTCACACGTGTCACGACCTAATCCACGCGGGCGAAATTACAATTATTGGAGTTTATTCGTCTACGGGTGGAAGAAAATTATTATGGTTTAGAGAAGGCGAAGTTCCGCCTCTTGAAAAAGAATTTTGGTTAATAAAAGAAAATCCATTAGTATTAAGAAAAAGAATCGCACATAAAAATAAAATTTGAAGTTAATTTCTTGTTATTTGTCATTTTTTAACCACGAGGGTATTATTACTAATATGCACACCAATAAAAAAGCCATCAAGAATAGTCTGATGCTAGCTTTAGTGTTGGGCTTCGCCGCTCACGGTTGCGAACGACCAAATCCATATAAGTTAGCAGGCGACACATCCGCTGTTTACGAAGATTGTCCGACGCCTAAAACGTCAGTAAAAACTAATAGTAGCGCATCGACGACAGGACCATCAAGCGTCGAAACAGTCGTGGGCACAACAGTCGGTCCATCGACGGTCGTAACAACAGGTCCAGACCAAAAGCAAGAAACGACAGAGCTTGATTCTCGCGAACTAGATTATTCGGAAGCTTTAAGAACAGCCAGCATCTTATTGATTGGCGATGCGCCTACTTTGTCTGAAATTTACGAATTGGGCGATTTACCACTTAATCAACAAAAAGTCAAATACGAAGAGCTCATCGACAAGAAGTTGGCTGATCCAAGGTTCGCAGCTACGCTCGTAGAATTCTTTAAGTACACATTTAAAATGGGCGGAGTCTCAACGGTCGCAGGTGAACCAACGAGAGATACTGCACCTACTTTTGCAGCGAAGATAGTGTATGAAGAAAAAGATTGGCGAAACGTCCTCGTTCAACAAACTAATACATGTCCTACTTTTAATCCTACAAACAATACCTTTACTGATGGTTCTTGCAACAATCTTCCTGTCGGTATGAATCACTCGGGCATATTGACCGATCCAGGAGTTCAAAGCCTATATTACGGAAACCTATCATTTCGTCGTAATCGTTTCTTTCACGAAACTTTTCTTTGCAGATCTGGCAACGAACAAGCTGGTGGTGAACCGACGGACCAACCACCGACGGCGGCTCCATGTAACGGTGTCGATCCAATTCCTGGATATCAAAACAAGTGGCCTGTAAACGAAATTGCCGGAGCGTGTAATGGTGGGCGCGTCGATTTCCACGCGTACAACGCCAGCAATGTTTGTTCCAATTGTCATTCAACGTGGAACCATCGCTCGCCGCTCTTTAGCCAATTTGACTCCAAGGGTATATTCCAGCAATTAACGCTCACCGGTGAATACTCGGTGTTTGTTCCGGTGAATGGATCTCCACGAGCAAAATTATCTGATTGGCTTTGCGTCGATCCATCTATCTGTCCCAACGGTGGCAACAATACGACGGCTTGGAAAAGAGTTATGAAAGTCGACGGAGTAGAAGTACCCGCACCTGCTGCTACGATCAACGAGCTTGGTCAGCAAATGGCAAAAGACGATGAAGTTATTGAGTGCGCTGTAAAAAGAGTTTGGAATTACGCGATGGGTCGAGCGGACATTACAGAAATTGGAGGTCGCTCTTGGGTGGCGTTACCAGATAGAAAAGATCCTAATCCTGAGTTGATTACGTTAACCAAGCTAGTCAAGGATTTTAGAGGTAGCGGATATAACTTAAAATCGACGTTAAGAACGATTCTTTTGTCAGACGATTTCGTGAGGTTTTAATATGAAAAACAAATTTTTGCCAGGTGTTTTGTTCGTAACGTTCTACACTTTATCTGCGGCGTGCGGTGCAGAAGCGCCAGATATTGAAGAAGGTTATTGTCCTGAAGACAACGTCTCATCGTCGACAGCAGGTGCGGGTGGAACGAATGTTTCTACGGGTAATAGCTCTGCAGAAACAGCAACTACGGTAGTTTCGACTGCGTTAAGTTCAACGAGCTCAGGCGACTTTGAAGAAGGGCAACAATATGAAACGCCGTACCCAGATGAAATTGCTACAAGATTACATAGTTGTCATAAATTATCGTACGTGCAATTAGGTAATTTTTTAAGAGCCAGAGGTGTTGCAATTCCACAAGGCGATGTCACGGACAATCGAACAACGCAAACTGTCGTATTCGGTATGACTCAAACGTTAGGAAGCTTGTTTGGAGGTTCGGGTTCTACTTGCGAAATGGCAATAACCGACGCCAACGGAACCAACGATCCAATTTGCCCAATTAACGAGGTTTGTTTTTGTAATCAAGACGATAAAATGAATCAAGTCAATCGAGGCTGTTTGGACGTTGGAAATAATTCTCCCGACGCCGCTGACGGTTATTGCGTCGCAAAACCAGCTACATCAGGATTTATTTATTTCACAGGTAAGGATGCTTTAGGCGTACCAAAACTTGATTCGCGACTTGGAGAAAAAGAAGAGCATTCAACTGCATCAGCTATGAAGCTAATGGATATCTTTATTCAAGCTGCGCCACAGGTCATTGCGAACATTGGAGATCCTCAAAAGGCTCCTGCTTGTACGCTAAATGGCAAAAATCTTCCTATGTTCGCGGCTGATGGTAGTTGCGTTGAAGAATCCGTAAGTTGCTTGATTGGTCTTCCTGCTACAGAGGATCACATGTTATTGTGCAACTTGTTAGTCGACAAAGCAGACAAAAAAAATCTTACGGATGTCGCGAAGAAAAGAAATATGGCGGTAGCGACGTTGTTAGCAGCATCACACACGTGTCAATAAAAGGACGTATAAAATGGCTAATTGGAAATTAAAATCACTTCACAACGAAAGACGCAGAAATTTTTTAAAGATGGCAACCGTTGCCGCTGCAGCTATTGGTATTGAAAGAACTAAGTTGTTGAATTTTCTGGCAGACGAAGGTGGCTATGGACTAGCCGAAGCTGCAGGTTCTACATATGGTCGTTCGCTTTTAGTTCCTGCCCCGAATGGTTCACAAGCTTGGTTTCAAGAATTATGGCCCGTAGCAGATGTTGGTTTTAAAGCGTGCCAAAATGCAAACGTCCCAGGATTATCTTCTAATTTTGGTGGATTTTCCTCGTACCTCTACACTTCACAATATGGATACAATCCGGCCAACGGATATAGGGGAACATATACGTGGGGAAAGGGTAATACGATGCCATCGCTTCCTATGGGCGTAAAAGGTTGGGACGGCGGCGATCGTCCTTTCTTTTATGGACCACATGCTCCGTGGTTTGATCACTCGACGGGAATGCCCAAATATCCTGTCACAGCATTCATGTCAGGCAAGGACGAGACTCATACCGAATTTCCAATTTCACAAGTAACTCTTTCAGGAAACGCATCTATGCAAGCAGCGCTAGCTTCTCTCGGTGCTGCGGGTTCCTCGGCGATAGTGCCAGTTTTGGGTATCGATCCTGTCAAATATGGTAGAGCCCCAGGCGCGCCTGAAGTTGCCACAGTACCAAGTTCGCTGGGAATGATCGATTTGTTTAACAGCGCTGCTAGTCAATTTACCCTAACAAACAAGGTTGATCAAGAATTATTCGAGACGTACTACAAGGCTCTAATAGGGTTGCGCAAATCAGCCGACAGATCGAGTTGGGCGCCACAAATGCAAGTAACGAAAAACGCAGCTAGAATTATCGGTTTAAATTTTGCTTCGCAACTAACGCCAACGAGTCAAGACCTCGTTGACTTCGGAATTCAAGAGATGATAGACGGACTTAACTCTTCAACTTCGTATATGTCAGCAGCACAACGAAAAGGTATCGAAGAATTTGGTCGTACACTTATCGTTGTGGCGAAAGCATTTACGTTGGGTCTGTCTAAGACGGCAATCGTCGCTCTATCACCAGGACCAACTAGCGACACGACATTTACTGATCCGCACGTTACGTTCGATAGTATGACGTTAATGAATCAAGGACGTAATACGACGAAGCACCTAGGAAAGGTGCTAGATGGTTTTTATAACTACCTATCGCAGCAGGTTGATCCCGAAAGTCCTACTGAAAAGCTAGATCAAAGCACCGTGTTTGTTGCGTATGGCGATACACCCCACACGCCACTTCAGGGTTCTACGTGGCCAGATGCAACGCCTGATGCTTGCAATTGGACGTATGTTATGGACCCAAAAAGAAATATTAAAAATGGTTGGTTTGGTCATGTGTATGCTAATAAGTTGAATGGAAAAAATGCCGTTGGATTTAATCCATTGACTGGTCTTGATGACTCATCTAAAACGTCTGAACAAATGTCGGCTTTCGCATCAACTGCGACTGTGTATGCAACGGCCCGCGGCGACAGTAACAAGACCGCAGAATACGGTAATTCGCCAAATATCGTTTCAGGTTTGATTAATTCTAAATAATTAAAAAAATGAAGACGATCACTATAAAACAAATTAGACAGTTGGTTAGAGAAGTAGCCTTAAACGAATCAATGGCAGCTGATGAGGCAGAACAAAAAAAGAAAATCGTCGATTCATTAGTTGCTTTATATTACAGGCACGAACTAGAACCTTCTGAAATTGCTATTGAACTAGCCGCAGAAGCACAAAAAGAAATCGACGAAATTAAGGCACGAACTAAAAGGTAGCAGATAAAACGTATATTTAACCGCTATCGAGTCAAACGTCTCAAGGATTATCAACATGAAATTAACTGAATCGCAACTTCGAAAAATTATTCGTAAAGAAACGATTTCTATGCTTGGTGAATCTAGGAAAAACAAAAAACGCAGTTTAGCAGCGCTAATATTTGAAGATGCAGCGCCAGAAAAAATTGATCCGAAGCTTTTTCCAACGAAGTTAAGCCAAGTTGATCCCGCGTTAGCAAAAGACCTTGCTTCAAAAGGCGACGCAGAATTTGACAACCAAGCAGACGATGATACCGCTGACGCAGGTAGTATATCGACGGCTGCGAATACGCTCAAGGCGACGCAAACTACCATGGATTTTGGTAAGTTCGTTGGAATGGCAATTCAAATGTTGGGCAAAATAGGCAATTTCTCCGGTGGTGCCGGTGGTGATTTAGGCGCTATTATTTCTAGTGATAATCACATTATGGATGGTCACCATCGTTGGGCAGCAACGTTGATGGTTGATCCCGGAGCATCGGTCGGCGGATTGCAAGTTCAAATCCCAGGCAAAGAACTCGTTGGAGTTCTTAACGTTTGGACTGCTGCGCATGGCGGTGCTGGAAAGCCTTCTGACACCAATATGGATTCATTGACCCCAGAAGCAGTTGGAGAAAAGTTTAGAGAGATGGCAGGTAAGGGTGGTAAGTTTTTACCGTCGCCTGAAGAGATACTAGAAGCATTCAAAAAGAATGGATACGATTCTCTTGATGCTGCTGTAGACCACGTCACGAAAAATTGGGCGGCCACAGAAAACCTTAGAAAGGTCGAAGGTTGGATGCCTCCTAAGGTTGACATGCCTGCCATAGAGCCTAGCCAATTAGGGCAAGTTGCGAAGGATATTTCCAGTGGCAGGATGGATATCAATCCGCCATATTCTCCTGATATTCAGAAAGCAACTGGTGGAGAAAAATCGGCTGAAAATGCAAGTCGCCTAAGACCAGGCAACGTAATGGTCGAACGTTGGCAAAAACTCGCAGGACTCATCAAGTAGATAAACGCTAGTTCATCACAAAGGGAGGTAGAAAACTGCCTCCTTTTTTCTTTTATGGTTTAACTATTTTATTTATTTGAGTTTTTTAAAAGTTAAGCTGACAATTCAACGCTATTTATATAGTGATGGGACCAATATTAAAACCGACAGAAGTAGGCGCGCATTTATTTCGAGTTAAAGGCGAACTCGAAAGCATGTTGAAGACTGTCAGGTCGTGGAGAACGTCGGGCATTGAAGGCAATGGTGTAGTACCAATTGAGGTTTTGCCGTTAGAAACCAAACTAGAAAACTCGTTATTAGAAGTTGAAGAAATGATAAAACTCGTCTCCAGGATAAAACCTTCGCGTAAAAAAAAGTAATTTTATAATCGAGAAGATTATTTATCGTCATGTTAATAACTGAATCGCAACTTCGCAAAATCGTAAGACAAGAAATAGCTAGAAAAATTAGACTATCCGAGGCCGTCGACGTCGCTACGATCGTCAAACAAATAACTGACGAAAAGATCAAAGACCCGGAAGCTCTAAAGGCTGCGATCGAGAAACACGGCGAAGAAGCTAAAGAAGTATTAAAATCCAGCAGCGAAGAAGTTAAAAACGCATACCAACAACAAGGTGGAAAACCTGAAGACGCAGAATCTGTAATGAAATCTATAGTTACAGGTGTCGTAAGCACTGCAGGTTCAATTGACTCTGTTGCAGCAGCTGTCGCAAAAGAGCTCGGTCGAGACGAACTGAAAAATCCATTAATAGCAGCGATCAAAAAGAAAAAAGGTGGTAAAGACGCCGCCGAATTATCAGTCGACGCCAAGAACGCCCTCGCGGACGCTTTTCTGGAACTAGTTTTTGCAAAACCAGACGTCGTTGGTAAAGTCGCAATGCAGTTGAAAAAAGTCTCTGAAGAAGTTTGAAGCTAATCGAAGGACGAGCAAGTGAGAATAACAGAATCGCAACTTCGTAGAATTATCGCTGAAGAGATAAAGGCCGTTCAGCAAGAACGAGATATCGTTAACGTTCACGCTGGACATGCCGAAACTCCACACAGCAAAGTCGTAGTAAATTTAATAAAAGGAAACACGTCGCTCCTCAAGGCGTTAAAGGATATTACATCGCAACAGGACCTCACTGCGTTACTTCAAGCCATTGACGATCTCACGGGAGTTAAAGAGCGAACTACGATGATGCGTTCATTATCGAAAGTTACCACGCACCAAAAGAAAGGCTAATTAGAGCTGATATTTGTTGCTTGTACACTCTACGTCGCTAGGGTTAATTTAATCACATAACAGCAAGAGCTTAATAAAATGCTCTTGATCATGGAGATTAAATTATGAAGACACGTAGAAACCGTAAGTTTGTTGCACAAAATCGTAATGCCGTTATCCGCACTCGCGAGGATCGTACTGGTAAGACCCGCACCGAGACAGCCCGTCGTGATGATTCGACAATCTCGGTTGCAATTAGCACGAATCCAAAGACGGATTCAACTCGCATGTTCGTAGATTTCCCAAATCGCGGCGGCGTTGTTGAGTTTTCTGGCAGCGAGGCTCGTACGCTCTATCGTTTGCTTCAAAAGCATTACTCTGAGACAGGTAAGTCTTGCTGAGATATAAGCAGTAATTTTTTATGAGGTCGGCTCTTGTAAAGAGGGCCGACCTTTTTAGCTAGGAGATCCTATAATGAAATTAAAAAATTCAGAAGTTTTGTTGCTAACGCAAGTACTTTATCACATAAAGTGCTCTGATAGCTATTTTGAATTTAGCGACCAAATTCATGAATTACATAACAAACTTTGTGCGCACTTGTTAAATGAAAAACGTGATGAAATTCATGCGGATGAAGATGACGTAGGATGCGTCGTTCATCACGACGAAGACTTGTTCGAAATTGTAGAATCGATTAATGAGGATGACTCAGAAGAGTCAGAAGACTCACACGAGCCAGTTGCGATCAAAGATGTAGTACTACTTGAATCTGTGAGGGTCTCGCACGAAGACAAGAAAAAAACATTTCTTTTCGAGTTGGGCACATCTAAGTCGATGCTGGACATCAATTTGGACGACGGTGAAGAAATTTTGTGCGACGTGACGAATATCGAAAGACACTCCGACTCTTTCGTCGTTAAGTGTGTCTCTGGTTGGGTAACATTTGACGTACAAAAATTTCCCAAATCGTGGACGTCGCTACTAAAGCATGGCGTAACTTACAAGGTGGTGGTTTGACATGAATTTAAATTTAAATCCAGAGCAGTTTCTAGCCATTTACAATAGTCTTAGAGATAACTCTTCTATTACTTCGCAAGAAGTAAAATCTAAGATGGATTTGATTCTATTAAATGCCTTATCAGCGATCGATGATTCTAAGAATCAATCAAAGTTTGGTAGTTGGATGAAGCAAGAAAAAGAAAGAGTTGAAATTCTAGAATCAGAGCTTAAATCAATTCGCAATCCGGTATCCGACGACGGACTACCTTTCCCACCAGCCCCCGAAAGGAGTTAAAATGTCAGCGTCAATAGAAGATTTGTTGCAACAAATTATTGAATTAGAAACCGTCATTCAAAGCAATATTAATACAGGTAAAAATGTTACTGCCTTACAAGAAAAGTTGTTCGTCTTGAAAGAACAATTTCAACTATTGAGTGAAAACCTAAACAAGACTGACAAGATATTGAAAGATTAATATGCAAAAAGTAGATTTATATCAGCCGTTAGTTCATTATAAAACCGGTTTGGCACCTCTAACTCTTAGAGTCGGTGTTCCAACATCGCGTGGCTATGTTGAAGGTGGAACTTCTAGCGAATTTTTAAAATCCGAAACATATATCTTGTTGTCGGCTTTACCATTCGAGTTACAAGAACGAGTAAAAACAGCAGTTCAAGCGATTATATCTGGTATGTGATCGATACTTAATGAAGTGAAACAAAGCTTTACTGGATACGCAGCGTTTAGTTCTAGAAGAACATTAACTCAAATAGACGACAACGAAGAAGAAGAAATTGAGGACGACCTTTCCTTAAGAGAGGTCGTTCAACTATTTGTAGCAGAATACTTGAGAAGTAATAATTTTTAAAGGAACGACATGTAATTCATATTTAATTACATGCCTTTATTTGCCAACACAGTAAGTCCGACGCCATTCGGGTTTTTTGATTCTGACACTCAATTTCAAAACGAAGCCGACGGTATAGTCATGTTTGTAAAACGCAAACTTGGCGACGACGTTTTGTCCGTAGAATTAACCAGAAAAGAAATGTGGGCATGTTTCGAAGAAGCTTGTTGCGAATACAGCCGTTTAATTCACGAAACTAAAATAACTTCAGAACTCACAAGTGTACTGGGGTTTTCTACAGGATCACAAGATTTTACGAACAAGTACTCTAAACAAACCCTAGAATTCTTGTTACGTAAAGCAGAGCCTTACGCGACCGAAGCTTACGTTGGAGGTTCTTATAACGCGACATTAGGTTATGTCGATCTTGTCAATGGGCAACAAGACTATGACATCTATTCTGATGTTAAAGTATTTTCTGGTAGTAACGCTGGTCAAGGCGTTTATGATACGTTACCTACTGGTTCGAAGGGCAAATTAAAGGTTGTCGAAATCTTTCACTTTGAACCCCTCGCAGCGCAAACGTTCCTTCTCAATGCGTCGAACATCACGAACTTCCTTGCTACGAACTTTAACTATGAATCATACGTCAATTCGACTGTGTTCTATGTTCTACCAATATTCGAGGACGTGTTACGCAGAGGCATGTTAGAAAGTGCGTTTAGAGTCCGTCGCTCAAATTATTCTTACGAAGTACTAGGAAGCAAGTTACGAATCTACCCAATTCCTACTTCGGATCTTCAACTCGGCAAGATGTTCATCAAGCTAATGCCTCCGCATGATCCACTTAATCCGTCGGCGTACAGCGACGATTCTATTTATGGTATATCTGGTCCCAATAATTTTCCATTAGGGAACATACCATACGCGACGATTAACCAACCCGGTCGTCAATGGATCCGTCAATATACTTTAGCACTATGCAAAGAATTGTTGGGTTTAATTCGTTCTAAGTTCCAAAACATTCCTATTCCAAATGCCGATTTGCAATTGAACGGTGAAGCCTTGGTTTCTCAAGGTCGCGAAGACAAAGATAAACTAACAACGCAAATGCGAGAATTCCTCGCGAATATGACGCATGCTAAGTTGCTGGAAAACGATGCGTTGGCTGCCGAAAACCTGAATAAACAACTAAGATATATCCCGATGCCATTGGGCAAGTCGATAACCATTGGTTGAAATTAACTTATTGAGCCATTTGCAAAACATATCGCATATTTAAAACATGGCTCGATTGTTCATAACTCCAAGAGAGTTAAATTTTATTTCGGATATAACGAAAGAAATAATAAAAGACGTTGTTGGTCAAAAGATTATTTACTATCCAATTTCAGAGATAAAAACAAAAACTCATGAAGTCTATAACGAAGCGTTAAAGAAAATATTCGATAATCCAATAATAATAGACGCGCTAGTAAACAACGAGTTTCAAACATCGACGAAGATAGACAAGTTTGGCATCGATGCGCAATACCAAATCGAGGTCTACATTCAGCACCGTGATCTTGTAGATAAAGGAATAAATGTCAATATTGGTGACTTCTTTTCTTTTTCAGATGTTTTTTATGAGATCACTGAGCGCACTTTCATGCGTAACATTTACGGCATGGCGGAACACAAAGATGGTGTTAGATTAGTAGGTACAAAATCTCGTCAAGGTCTATTCGTCGCGCCGCTGGTTGGTCCAACAGACATCAAGTACGCTGATCCCGACGCGATTCAAGACGTTTTCGTCCAACAGAGAGGTTTTAAGTACGATAAAAAGACTGGTGATCTAACCGGTGACGTTAGGGACTTGGTTAGAGAAGGTGTCCTCGACGAGCCGTTAACAGGTCAAAAGGAAGTTTCGGACCTCGGCGATCCTGACGACGTAGGTAACGCATTCTATGGAGACGATACGATTACGACACCAAGCACCTATATTGCCCCTACGATTACTTTAACATTAGCGGCGATTAATTCAGGCGGAATAACCAACGAAAGTGTTACGCTACGAGAACTCGGCAACGTTGGTTCAACAATAACTGGAACGATTACTAGAAATTATATAAACGCTGCGATTACGTCTTATACTGTCGAGTATAGAGTAGGCGGTACGAATATATGGGCGCCAGTTCCTGGATTAACGAACGTCGCAGTGTCTGGCAACCCAAGCACAGTTACGATTACGCTAACCACACACAATGACAACGATTTAATTTCAGCAACGACTTTATATTATCGAGCGAAAGTCACAGATACTTACGAGACAACTATGTCTAGTACAACTGCGATAACATTCTCAAAAGTTATATTCTTTGGATCGTCGGCAACGCAACCGGCAACATCGGCAGATATTCGAGCGCTATCAGGAAAAATATTTACGAATGGCGACAATCCGTTTATTTTGAACACTGGTACAGTGCATAGAATATTTACGATCGCGATGCCAGCTCCATTACTAATAGATGAAGTAGATGATTTAGACGCGTTAGGAATAGAAATAACAGATTCTTATATTCTATCGACGCTTAATGTAACGGATGCAGCAGGAACATTGTCTTCGTACAATGTATATACACTTACCAACGCTATTCCATATCTTATCAATCATCGTCATCAAATTACAAGAGTATAACAAACTATGGCTCTCACGCCCGGTCTTCAAATTCCATTCGGAGTACAACCCGTCAACCCGGTTCCGGTTGACGTTTGGTCAGGACCATATACAGGTTCTCTAGGTAACGACAACGAGTCCGGCGCGAAGGCTGCAGCAAATGCATCGATTCCGTCGGCTATTCGTTTTCAATCGATGGAAGTTCGTCTTATATTCGGCGGCGTTGCATACAAATATTGGTATCGAAACGGCGTCGATGATACCGACCTAGTGTTGTTTTCCAGTGAAGGCGGTGGCGGCGGGGGCGGAACAAGTCCCATTTATTTTAATAGCGACACCGCTGGTTCCATATTCGCAACGGGCGCTTTAGCCCTCCGTGGAAACGAAAATATAGATTCTCCTCGCGATAAAGGTACAGACGTCTTTTTCTATGTAAGCGGCTCAATCGATGGAAATGATAAGTCACTTTTTGGTGGAGACGTAGTCGCTAGTGGTTCCTTTACGACGCTGCAAGGATTGAGTGGATCGTTAACAAAATTGTCCGATGGCACGTCTTATCTTATCGCAGGCGAAAATATAACAATCATCACCGGCGCCAATGGTTCGATTACAATTTCTTCAACGGCTAGTGGAAGTGGGGGAACCAGCGGCGGCGGAGATGCTGACGCTCAATATCTGGTATTATCTGCGACCAGTTCTTTAAGTAACGAAAGAGTCTTTATCGCAGGCACGGGTGTAACTGCGACCGATTCAGGTCCAGGTAATAACTTCACATTAGCCATAAATGATTCTGTCGTCGCGACGATCAGCGGTACTACTTTTGTTGGAGCTACAAATCATTCCGCAGGATTGAGCGGATCGCTAACAAGATTAACGGACGGAACGTCTTATCTTATAGCGGGAAGTAACGTATCAATAACGTCAGCTTCTAATGGATCAATTACGATTTCTGCCTCGATTAGTGGGTCAGGTGGATCGACATTAACAGTAGCTTCAGGATCTACTTCAGTATCGCCAACGTCTGCTATTAAATTTGGTCCTGGCTTCGTGTTGATAGAAGAAAGCGCTGGCGTCGCCGCAGTATCCGCCTCTATAGGAGAACCGGAAGATGGAACATATAGCGACGGCATATTTACAGATTTTACGCCCAGTACGCCAATCGGGATTGCAATAGACAGATTTAATGAACTGTTCTTATCATTAGCCCCCGCCCCCGCCCCTGACTTAGATAACGTTGATTGTGATACGGTCGCAGGAATAACTGCGTTCTTATCCTTTGGAACTAGTAATGATTTGTCAGCTTCATCGCCCGCTTACATTTCGAGCAATACGACAGCAGGTTTTGCCGCCGTTGATGTCAACGGTTCTTATGCAGCAGCGACGTCGGGGTCGAACATCAGAAAAGGCATCTATAATGGCACAGCTAGCGTAATTGGTGACCTTAACGAAGACGTACCGGCATATGTACACAATACGGGCGTTACTAATTACGTAGCGAACGCATTCGGTAATGCTAACCAAGGAACATTAGAATTATACGTAAACGGAACCTTAGTTCACAGCGTTGACTTAACATTGAGTTCAGCAGGAACGGGCGTACCAGGTTCTGGTACGGCGTCTAAACTAAATGCGAGTGGTTCGGGCTTTATAAACTTATCTCAAACAGGTAGCGCGGTTCAATCGAACAATTTGCCCTTTACTCCTTTTCAGCATAGAACTGGAAGATATACAATTCATCCAAACGACCAACAAAACGGCTGGAATTATGCGCGCGTAATTCACAATCGTGGAGTTTCGCAAACCCAAACCAACTACCTAGAGTGGGTCAACGACAATAACGCTGATGCTTTAGTCGCTAGTAATAACTCTCTAACATTCGAAGGCTCGGGGTCGATTCATGTATCTGGCGTTGAATATTTCCAAAGTGGTACTTTAACATATCGAGCAAAAGTTGACAACGCGTACAAATACATTTACGACACGACAGCGATAAGCTTTACGACGTCTAATTCTTCTGCCGCGAGTTCAGGTTTAAGCGTCAGTTTTGCAAGCCAGGCCAAACCGACTATTAATACTTCAGGCGGAGAAAATCACACGAAGGCTTTGCACTTGACTGCGTCAAGCGCTTTAACTGCGGATTATTTTACTAGCGGTTCGATTACGGTTGGTACCACTGTTACTCATCCTCTAAAGAGCGATTTGACGAATGGTGGACAAGCAACTACTTCGGGTATCTTAACTTACAACTACTCAAACACGTCTACCGAAACTGCAGAAACATTTAGAAGAGAAAATTATCGAATTTTGTCCGGCGCCTACAATACCCAAGCCGATGTAATCGACAACGCTAACGTTTGGAATTCGACAGTTTTCATGACGTCATCGAATGGTGGTCATTCAGATGGTCTGCAAT